TTGCGCTGCGATTTCAGTAAGACGTGATTGAAACTCTGCTGCTGTTTTCTTTGCCTGTTCGAGTTTCCCTCGTTTGAGTTCTTCGTTGATGTCTTGCTCACAGGTGGGACATGAGGAGTGATCTTCATAAAACTTTGTTTCCTTTACGAGTGCCTTGATTCTAGTTTGTATCTCAGTGTTCGCCTCTCGCAGATCATGAACCTCGTTAGTCGCCGCCAAGTTTTCTTCCTGTAACCCTTCGTTGTTAGCAAGGACTTTTACATTTAGGGCAGCGATAGCGGCGAAGTGTTCTTCTTTCTCATCCTTGTAACGCTGGATGAGTTCTTCTTTTTCCTGCTTGGCGTCATGATTGAGTTTAGAAATATCACGAATGTATTTCTTTTGCGCTTCAGTCTTAGTTTCGTTAATCTCAATGTCATGATATGCTTGATTAATCTTTTCCTTTAAGACTGAGTTGCGTTCTTTCAGCAACGCATTCATCTTAGAGAACACGCCAATATCAAGTAGATCTTCGATCACTTCCCTACGATTGAACGCTGACAGTTGCATGAATGGAATGAAGGAAGAAGAACCAAGCACCACGACCTGATGAAAAGTCTTGTGTGTCAACTTCAAGATGTTTTGCTCTAGGACTTTCTGATACTCTTTGTTATGTGAGTTTTGATTCAATAAGGTGCCGTCAACATAGATCTCAAACTTTCCTGGTTTCAATCCACGAAACACTCGATAGTTCTTGGACCCAATAGTAAACTCGACTTCTACCTCACACTTCTTATCGTTGATCGAGTTGACCAGTTGTGGTTTGTTAATATTACGATGTGCCTTACCGAACAAGGCAAACGAGATAGCATCAAGCATAGTTGACTTGCCCGAACCGTTCTGTCCAATGACGAGAGTATGCTTGCTGTTGTTTAATTTAATATCTGTCCAGTTGTTACCTGTGGACAAAAAGTTTTTATATCTTACTGCTGTGAAATTAATCATGCTGTTGCTTCAACTGTTGTGGTCTCAAATAATCTTACTGGGAAATTTTCTTGGATATTTTTAAACTCATCGATCCTACTGCGATCCCACTTCACTACCTTAACATCAGTGAATCCAATATTTTCCAGAGTCTGTATCATTTCTTGTTTTGGCCAGAGATACTTATGTTCTCCGTTCTGTTCTAGCAAATGTAGGGCAACATTCTCTTGTTTGCTTTTATTTGGATCTGGGTCATCCGCCCAAGAGTTGATATGTTTAGTTCTTTCGTCATTCCAGATAAACATGTATTGCTTTACATATGGGTGGTTGTTTAACTTGCCTTCATTTTCTTCACAAGTCAACCACTCAATATGGTCGTATGCTGGCCAAGCGATACGAATGGTTCCTCCTGGTTTCAGTATGCGTTTACAATCTTTGAGGTGCCTTATACCTTCGTGTTTGTGTAGGTGTTCTATAAAATGTTCAGAAAAGATACCGTCATAGGTGTCAGATATAAATGGCATAGGGAAAGTACAGTCATGGATGATACCTGCTTCTAATCCTATATTGTCCCAACCCTTTCTTGTTACCTTTGCGCCAATCTCTAGCAGTCTCATACAGGGAACTTCTCTATCAGTTCGTAAAACCCTCCGATGTACTTTCCGTCCACATACACCTGAGGAAATTCTTTAGTAAAGTCCACCTTGCTCCTATCGACTTTTCCCATTGACAGATCCTTCAAAGTAAAATTTAAAACATCATATTGTATTCCCTTTACCAATCGGCAATGTAATACACACCTCGCACCCCATCCGCATTCTTCAGGTGCAACTATTTTGATCTGGCGTTTCTTCATGATATCTCTAGAGTCTGCGCTTCAGTCATAAGTTCGCCCATCTCTTTCTTGATCCGATCCTTATCTAAAATAGTTTCTACATTATCAACATACTGGGATAATAGAGTAGATGTATCCTCGACTTCAAGTCCTTCGTCGCTGACTGATTCACCAGTAAACTCATTAAAATCTTCTTGGATTTTTAGATCATAGATGTCGCGTTGCTGAATCCTGTCAATGAAACGATCGAACATAAACCCATCAGTCTTGTTGATAACAACAACCTTGACGAACCTTTTATCAAGGATAGACAGATCCATTTCATTATAGTCCTCGTTCTCATCATCATAACGGATGCGATGAAATAGAGTCAGAGGATTGCGGATAGGTGTTAGTTCACGAGTATCAGTATCAAACACATGAAAGAACTTATCATCGTGAGCATCATTCCAGAAAAACTCCATCTGCGAACCAAGGTAATGTATGTTGCCTTGGTTAGACTTACAGTGATAATGACCAGAGAGTACCAACTCAAACCTGCGTAGGTTATCAGCAGACATACCATGAGTACAAGGTACACCACGAAGCATATCAAATCCGTTCAACTCAAAGTGCCCTGCAACAACATCTGCCTTACAGTTTACAAGAAACTCGTTTGTATCTTCTTCGTTATCCTGACAGATCCAAGGCACCAAAGCAAACTTCAACCCATCATAGTCCAAGACTTTTGCTTGATGAACAATGTTGACCTCGTTCATGTAATGACCGAGCAGTTCTTTTAATGAGTTTAGTTCGTTAGTGTTCTTGTAGTATGTGTCATGATTGCCAGGAATAATATCCATGGTAATCTTATCTTTACGCAATCTCTCAAGGAACACTTTACGATTACTGTTAAGTGCCTTGAAGTTTATAAAACGACGGTGCTCATAATAATCACCAAGGTGTACGATATGCTTGATATCATTTTCTTCTAGATACGGAAAGAACACTTCATTATAGAAGCGTTCTTGATAATCAATAAAAATATCTGAAGAGTTCCTGATACCGCAATGGGTATCGTTTAGTATGGCAAACTTCAAAACTATTCCTCTAGGAAGTCAGAAAGATCAGAGTCGACTGAGTAAGACCTTCTCTTATGCGAGACGTTCTTTTGTTTGTAATCATTAACTGCTTTATCTTTTTCCTTGACGTCATCAATACGGCGACGAAGGTTGTCGACGAAAGATTGAACTGCTTTTGCTACTTGCGGATCTTCATCGGCATCAATCATAAATTCTTCAATGCCAGATTCAGCAAGAAACTTTAGTTTGACGTCTTGTTGCTTCTTCTCTTTTTTGATACGACGAATGAAAGCAAACCAACATATTTGAGTAAAGTATCCAAACGCATTGGGTTTGCCCTTACGAGTTGCTGCTTCGATGTTGTAGTTGCCGATGGCATTCAAACAGTTTTCTACGTCGTCCATCACCATCTCTTCGCGATAAGTGTAGCGAACAAAGTTAGACTTGTGCGACAAACCCTCAGAGATCTTTAAGAAGCATCGAGCGATATAGTCAGTTACGATAGGGTCGTCTTGACCTTTCTCTCTTGCTTCCCTTACAGTTTTGACATAGTCTACAACTGCTTGGGAGAACTCCTTGTTGTTTACATAATGCGGTCGTTCGCTAGGTTTCATAATAACTCCAAAATTACAACTAGATTATATTGTACCTTAATCTGAATCAAATGTCAATGCTTTGGTTTAAAAGTAACGACATTGCCTTTGCCGTTCACAGACTCGGGTCTCTCGTCATTACCGAACGCTTCTTGTATCGTTTGACAAGAGGAAATATATTGTTCAATCAAGGAGTCGGACGGTGTAGATAAGGAAACAATTGATATTGGATTCAAAGCACAAGACGATTCTAGGTCGTCAGTATATTTTAAGAAAGGTCTCATGACATAGTATTGTTTGCCTTCTACTATGTCTAATGCTTCATAGTCCTCATCCATTAGTTCTTCAACAAACACAGCATGATCAATTAGGTAATGGTGTTCATCGCTTTCTAGTATTTGTGCTATGATCCAATCACCAGTGACTAGGAAGAACTGCCCCAAAGATGCTTTGTTAATTTTCATATATGTACCTTATGAAGTTCATAATCAAACTTTTCTCTATTGTATATCTTTATGCGTTCACCTGAGTGGTTTAAGGTGAAATTCTTTTTCGACTGCCACTGTAAGTCATCACAGAGGTCGTAGAGTTTGGTATCTTGCCCGTTGTCTGCTTTTCTAAGTCCCCTACCGATTGACTGTAATACTTTGACTTGCGACTTAGAAGGAGAAGCGAATATGATATTGTGAAGATTACGAATATTAATACCAGTAGAAAAGGTGCCAAGACTAGCCACGATAATTGCATTT